CCCCTATGATTCAATGTACAACCCCAAAGTTTCCAAAGGGGACGGATCATATCTTGTGCCACATCTGGTTGGTTAAACCTTCATGTGTGACCCGCTACCGTATGATCTCTGAACCTTTTCCATACCCTACCATAACGGGTTTAGGAACTTGGCTGCGGATAACCGATTTCGCATTGTGTTTATTGTCTTTGGCACAACACTCATATTCAGATTTGTTACCGTACCTCCAGTCTTTCTCTGGAGCCAGTGTATGTTTTGGCACACACCTTGGTATCTGAATCTTTACGGGTTCCCCGTCAATTTGGCAGCGTCGCAATTCATTAAGGATATGTATAATAGAAACTCTTTTGCTCTATCTTTCAGCACTTCGATAGATTCATATTTCCCTACAAAAGTTGTTTCTTTCCCATTGACTTTCACAACTACAAATGGAATGCCTTTCGCGTGCTTCACATGTATGTATTGTTCTAGGTCATCTTCGTCAATCACTTCATTCGCAAAACGGTCGTATTTTTGTTTTTCATGTTGGGCTTTTGTAATGAGCATCTGTTTTGTCTTCCGCTCCTCGGTATTACAGACTTTTTTAAGTTGCTCTGATATTTTCTTCTTGGTTTCTTCAGAACGTTTCTCATATCTCCATAGAGGATTGTTCTTCTGGACAGGTTCTATATCCAAGGAGGCACATATGTTTTCCTGTGTTGAAGCATGTTCAAGGGTTTTACCACCTCGTGTCAAATTGTATCCCTTTGGATAGAATGTGACATATTGGTCAATATAGTCCTGTTCTTTCTGGTCAAGTTCATTCCGTAAGCAAGTTTCCAGCAACTCTACGGTAAATGCTTCTTTTCCATAATGTCGTATCGAATTGTTCAGATATCGACACTGCTTCTTCTTTGTGTTACATATTGCCTCACTTATATGATCTTTGAACCGACCTTCGAATCCAAAAGGGCGATATCGTTCATGATTTTTTCTATGTGTTAGTGTTTGCCCAACATATTGTTTTTTTGTGACCGTATTTGTGATTAGGTATATCTGACCTCTGATTTTGGAAACGTCGTCCAAAATATGATCCTCCATATTCCTAATAGTGTGACCGGGGTTTATATCCGCAATAAATTACTAGGCAGTTATATCGGGGACATTCCGCACAAGAATATCACCGGTAAGATTTACACCGTTCTCCTCGCAAAGTATTCTTACAACTTTTGCGAGCGGCTACCTGTTGGTGACAAGATTCTATCACCATCAAAGTCCGCATTGTACGGACGTACCACCTGTACGTTCAATCGAAACGTGTTAAACGGCAGTACGCGCACCCGATGACCCATCATCGACATTCGGTGAAGCGTTGGCTGACGATTAAAGAGGATGATGTCGCCGTCCATCAGATGACGGTTGACGATATCCCCATGATATAGCACGATTTCCTTCGTATTCACGTGCTTCAAACTGATCATGCGACCATCGACGCGAATGATGCTCTTGGCACCAGGAAAGACCTCGGAACCGTTCTGGACAAACTTGTAGAGTTTATCACGATTAAAGTGCGTCACCCGCTCTGGTTTCGTCAGATTCATGGCAATCTTCATCGGCACACCCACCTCGGCAATGCTGATGTTTGGGTCACCCGTGATGACGGAACGTGCCGACTGCTCCACACGTTTTCCCTGAATGTTGTAGCGCACACGCCCCTCCTTGGAACCAATGCGCTGCTGGATACTCTTGAGTGGACGGCCACCACGCTGTGCCGAAGGTGCTACACCAGGAATATGATTGTCAATGAGTGTGGCAATATGGTACTGGAGAATATTGGTCCATTCATCAATCATATTGCGCGTGCCGTTCTTGTCAATCTGCTCCTGGAGTCGCTTGTTGGCCTTGATAATCTCAAAGAGTTTATGGGTCAAGTCATCCTCGGAGCGCTGATTGTTATCCTGGACAACCGAAGGACGGACCTGAGGAGGCGGGATGGGTAACACAGTACAAATCATCCACTCTGGACGGCACCAGTAGCGGCTGAGCCCCATGAAGTCCACATCTTCGTCCAGGATTTGGCGAAAGAGACGAAGCACGAGTTCCACTTCGAGGGTCTGGCGCGTCTTCTTCTTAGCGGGTTGATCCCCCACCTTTGTCTCCTCGTCGCCAGCCAGTTCATCCCACTCAGCAATGATGCGCGCAATGCCATCGCGGACATAGCGATTCGGTTGAAGTGTTCCACACCCATCCTCTGTTTCCTGACCACAGCGGTGAATATTACTACAAAGTGCGAGCACCTCACGCCACCGCGCCTCCCCACGACGTAGCGCGAGATTCTTATATGTGGATTTATCAATCAAGAGTTTACTACAACGAACACAAATACATCGAAGAATATTTAGAATATAAGGTAAGAACTGAATGAAATATACAGGTCGCGCGATACGGTAATGACCGAAATGTCCGGGACAGTTATGATTTGTTTGTCCACAAGAACGACATGTCTTGCCATTGTCTAAAACTCCCATACGAGGGTCAAAGAGACCGCCGATTTTGGGCTCGCTTCCATCATAGGTAGATTGACTTACAACCTCTACGACGGATCGCTTGACAATTTCCTCAGGGCTGAAGATGCCGAATTGAATTCCCACTACAGATTCAACATCTGAAGTGGGTACTTGGAAACCGGTGGGCATCTCTTTCTATTAATAACTATGGTGTTAAGTAGCCACCAAACCCCGCCAATTTTATTTGTCTGGCTTTAAACCTTTTGTGTGGGTTTAAATATAAACTATGTAGTATTTTTTATATTAGATACAATGGATGAATTAATTGGCTATGACGATATTTCAGATCCCGTTCTAAAACATTCTTACGCAATTTCTTCTACAGTTGCGGCGGCATGGAATACTCCGACGGGTCAAGATTGGGCCGTTGTCGATACGAAGGCGCAGGGCGAAACTCTCTTTATGAATGGAGAACTTCAGTCTTGTAAAAAAGATGAATACATTTATCATGAAATGTTTGTACATTCTCTCTTACAGGGTTGTCAGAATCCAGAGCGGGTATTGATTCTGGGAGGAGCCGAAGGGTGTATGCTTCGTGAAGTTCTGCGCTGGTCCTCCGTCAAGCAAGTAACACAAATCGACTGGGATGAACCCCTTGTAGAATTTTTTAAGAGTATGGGCTCTTCTTGGAATGGTGGTGCTTATAAGGACCCTCGTGTGAGACTTCTCTGCTTGGACGCTTTTGATTGGGTCGCACGGACGACCGAGACCTTTGACGCAATTTTTGTGGATTTCATGGATCCCAAGGATTCAGAGACTCTTGTTCCACTTCTAGAATCACTCAAAGGAATCTTAAATCCAAAAGGGGGGCTTTCTATAAATGCGGGTCAGGTCCATGTTCAAGCGCGAGGTCCGACACCGGCCATAGGACTTGCTAAGTCAATGTCTGAAATATTTCAAGACCCTTCATTTCATCGTGTAGCCATGAAAGTATGTGTGCCTAGTTTCTTGGGAGAATGGTGTTTTCTTATGGTTGCTTCACAACAATGGTCTTCGAATATCAACCGTTCTACATATACACCTTCAGGTTTGCGGCGATTTACCTTTCTTGAACTGACACGATGTATTCGTTGGACATCTGATTATCCAGAAGAACTTGTCGATTTTTGGATAAAATCAGAATCAAGTGAAATGACCAAAAAATTGACAGCATCGGATGATGACAATGAACTCATAAACTTCCATTATGACCACTGAATATTGCCTTGAACTCTTTCCTGTTGACCAGGAGACACTCCAACTCTACGTAAACTCCCTCACATCTGTTCTTGGCAACCCAATCCTTACAAATGATGGTACGCGAACCTTTACTCGAAATAATGATAATGCAGGTCTTGACCTCTATACTGCGCGCAATCAGACAGTTTCTGGTCAAGTAACTCTTCTTGATATGGGCGTGAAGGCCCGCATGTCCTATAGGGAACGTTATTATGAAGTAAACACTCCAGTACATTACTGGTTGGCACCGAGGTCCAGTATTTGGAAGCAGGGTCTCACACAAGCCAACAGTATTGGTGTAATTGATAAAACCTATCGTGGAAATTTGATGGGTGCTGTCTTGCCCATTTACAGAGATAAAGAACTCACAATTCTGGGTGGCACCCGACTCTTTCAAGTGCTTGCTCCTGATATGGGGCATATTTCCTCTGTAATTCTACGACCCCTCTCTCACCTCGATGAGACGTCCCGAGGCTCGGGTGGATTTGGTAGCACTGGTTAGAATGAGTTCCAAGGTTTCCATTGAAGTGGTACTTGTTATTATTGTTGTATTAATTTTTGCTGGTGTACTTGTTGCGATGGTCCTCACTCCTTCTGGTGAAGGCTTTGTTTCTTGTCCCGCTGGCCAGTGCGCCGATTCACGGGGAAAATGTAGTATATTAAATTGCTAATGAATTTATCACTTCACCAGACCACACTTCGAACAAATTTTATAGCGCATCGGCATTCCCATAAAAGATACACGTACTGGATTATATATATGTTGGCAATAGAATTGATTTATGGTTGTGGCGGTTTTTGTTTCCTCTTGACGTTTTTCTACTTTCTGAATCTCGGGTTGTATCCCATATTCAGTAAGTCTTTGTTTATACGTTTCTAGTTGTCTATCAAAAGAATCTTTCATATCCTTAACAGGTTCTACAGGAAATACGGGTGTTGGCAGAATCTCTTTTGCGAATTGATACTCTTGTTTTAAAGAATCAAATTGCTGTTTTTGTTCCTCACGATTCAACGGCTTCTGTGTCGGTCGACCATGAATTTGGGCAGCTACACGATCCATTTTCTTATAGATAAGTATAAAAAATTGATATACTATAACTAAACATTACAAAACAACACAATGAACGTATTCCGTATTTTAGTAAAAAATTCCAAGGACTTTGTCCTCCTCGACCAGGACGGGACGGTGGTGGAAACGATATATGATGCTCGCCGCATTCCCTTTTGTCTTCCAGGTGATTCTGTTATATATGAACATAAGAAAGATATTTATACAATTGTAGAACGGGCCAAATATCCACTTCTTTCTGGACGGTTAGAACTTGCCTCCAAAACAAAGTATGGGATGACGGCGCGTGGATATCCAATGTACCTTTTCCTTCCCTTCCGCAAAGAGTTTCCACCCTTTATAGTTGGTTGTTCTGAAAAAGATACAAGTAAGAATCGTCTTGCCTTGATCGAATTTGAATCGTGGTCATCATCAGATCATCTTCCGCGCGGCGTCATCAAACAAATGCTCGGAACCTGTGGTGATAAGGTCGCGGAACGGAACGCGCTTCTTTGGACACATAGTCCTTGGCGAATTCCGAAACATCTTCGTACTCTGACACCCGAGCTTGAATGCTTGTATCCTGGATTGCGCATACCCTGTCCTGAGAAGACATTCAGCATTGACCCCGCAGGTTGTCGTGATGTGGATGACGCCCTCAGCATTAACATGAAGGATGACCGTATTGAACTATGGGTCACGATTGCGGATGTTGCGGATACGATTAAGAAAGATACACCGATTGATATAGTGGCAAAAGAAATTAGTCAGACAACCTATGAAAATGGTCGCGCGGTTTGTCCGATGTTACCCGTGACCTATAGTGAAGGGTCGTGTAGTCTCTTGGAAGGTCAATCCAGAAAGGGTCTTACCCTTATTCTTACTATTTGGAATCAAAGTATTATAAAGAAACAGTGGCTACGCACGACTCTTATTAACAAATACCAATATACCTATGAGAATTTTATAGAGAAAGCACCAAAGGATGGACTCCCTCTCGATTCACTTGAAAAAGTATTTCGTATCCTAGGATCCAAAACCAGGGACGTTCATGAATGGGTCGAAGTATGTATGCTCACCTACAATATTGAGGCGGCGAAATTGATTCAAGGTCAAGTAAGTGGCGGTATTCTACGAAAACACAAGGGAAAAAATGAAATTAAGTGGAACGAGTATGAACAACTATGTCCAGGCCTTGGAAGACT